GTTGTCATCAGAATCATCTCCAAACGCTTAAGCCTGGCGTTGATCTGCGCATAGCGTTCGTCGCATACGGCCTCGTGAACTTCAATGCGCTTTAAGGCTTCGGAATCGGCAGAGGTCATGTTCATTACTCAGCAATTGCAGTCCAAGAAGTTGTCGCTTCATCCCACTCGTACTTACCGTCTGTAGGCATCGGAGGCCTTGCCGCTGAAGAAAGCGGATCATGTCTATCGTCATACATTTGATCTATTACCTCGCCGTTCAAATTTCTAAGAGCAAACACGCAGTAATACAAAACATCATCCGTTAAAGCCGTAATCTTGTGCTGATGATCTTTTCTAATAATGATGAATGTTGGCGCTTCAAATTGCTTTACCGGAAATCCTTCGACTTCAACCTCTACCCGACCTTTTGTCAAAAGCGTCACATGATCAAAAAGATGTTGATGCCCACCATGCGTATCACCGGCTTTGTTAAGAATGTTTTGGCGAACCCAAATGTTGCCAAAATAACCAAGCTCTATTTGTTTCATGGGATATGTTCAACCGGCGTTTGACCATCGGCAATGATTGCAACCCACTGCTGGTCTTGTTCATCCCACGCATAGTCTTTACCGTCATTTGGATGAGGTAAAGGCGCATCCCATATACATGTTTGCTCGTTAAGCGACCAGGATGGATAAGGTTTTGGTGGAATAAACGCATCACGACTCAAGTCATAAGTAAACCCTATGCCTGCGTAGTTCTTGCGAAAGGGAACTCCACCTAACAAATGAACACCACCTTTTGTGTTGTATGAAGTGCGCTTGCCTCCGTAGTATGCTTCCCAATCCATAGGCTGATCGTTGTATGTATCGTTTTCATTCCTGCCAACGATCACTTGCACAACGATATTGTTTTCATCAAGTATTGCGTAATATGCCATTGCAGCCTCAACTAAAAGTTACAGTGTCAGACACACCAGCGGCAGTGATCGTATAAACCTTATTTGCGCCAACAGTTGCTGATGTTTGCGATACACCGCCAGAAAATGTTGCTGTACGTGCGCTAGGAATGGAAAGGAAAATCACACCTGAACCACCGTTTGCGCCTAATGCGCTTCCTGATCCACCACTGCCACCACCACCTCCAGTGTTAGCAGTTCCTGCAACTCCGTTACTCCCTCCACCGTAAGCGCCTCCTGCTCCACCGCCTGCGGTCGCCGTTCCAGAGTAAGCACCACCACCGCCACCGCCACGGCTAACCGCTGACCCTGTAATTGATGAGCTAACACCTGCCCCACCGTTTGCGTTGCCGGTATTTGATCCAGCGCCGCCTCCACCAGTGCCTGTTGGCGTATACCCTTGATTTGCAGTTCCTGTTCCTCCTGCGCTTGCTACTGAAGCGCCACCGCCAGACCCCCCGTTTCCACCGGTTGTGGTAGGGCTGCCGTTACCTCCCCCGCGGCCGCCACCCGTTGATGTAATCGTGTCAAAAACGGAGTTTGAACCTCCTGTTGGTGCGGTTCCAGAAACTGTTTGCCCAGTTCCACCAGCACCAATTGTTAACGTATATGCTTGGTTCAAATTAAGCGTTAATGCAGACTCCGCTGATGCGCCGCCACCAGAATTTTCTCCTGATACGCTACAACGGTATCCACCGGCACCACCGCCACCGCCACCATTGAAACCCCCACCACCACCGCCAGCAATGTTAAGAAAGTTGACGGTCACAGTAGTTGGCGCAACCTTCCCGCCAAGCAAACTAAGCATGATGCCTGTCATGATTAGCTCACGTTTCCGGTGATGACGCAGACCGTTCCGCTAATAAACAGGACTGTTGCCACGCCACGCGTTGCAAGCGTCACGGATGCTTTATCGCTATCTGTTCCTGCGATATAGGCCGTGGTGATGGAGCATGTGATTGTGATGCCAGCGTTTGTGTTGTTGAAGATCGAAATAATGTCGCCTTCAGCAAATGTGGCATCAGGAATTGTTATTGATCCGCCACTGTCAACACGCACATATTTTCCAACATCAGCCGTTGCCAGTTGATAGCTTGTGCTTTTTGCACCTACCGGCAGCGCATTGAGATAACCCAATGTGCTTGTAGCCGTTGGTAGCGTGTAGGTGTAAGTGCTTGCTGCCGCCGGCGCATTAAGCGTTGCTGTTCCAGACGAAGAACCGGATAGCTTTAGCGCACCAGACGAAAAAGTCATTTGATTGGTTGCGCTAACCGTGGAAGACAAAACCACGTTGCCAGAAAACGTTGTATTGCTTGACGCAGAAAGCGTACTGAATGACCCGGCGCCGGCAAGCGACTGACCGATTGATACGCCGTTGATCGTTCCCGATCCGGTCATGTTGCCGCCAAGCGTTAACGTCTTGCCGCTGCCAACGTTCATCGAAACGCTCGTGCCCGACGCTGAAAAGATTGCGTCAATCGAATCCAGGTCCGTATTGAGTTTATTACCCCAAGTATCGGTTGATGCGCCAACTTCAGGCTTTGTAAGTCCAAGGTTGGTTGTTGTGGTATCTGCCATGATTTACCTCGTTACGCGGCTGACCGCCATGGTGAATTGATTGGTGTCCAAGTGTTTGATGGTGGCGTCACATTGGTCCATTTCAGCCCGCCTGTGGCAACCATGCCCGTTGTTGATGCTGCTCTAAAATCGCCAAGTATCAACAAACCGCCAAGCGCAGAAACGCTTGTTGTTGATGCTGAAGTGGCAACTGCCCCATGCGTCACATTAGGCGTCCCAATCATCGTTGATGTGGACGCCGCTGCGGCCTGGCCCTCAATCTCCTCGGTCATGGAGGCATCAGCCACCATACCGCTTATGCTTGCTACTGTTGCAGAATTAGGAAGAATAAGACCAGCAGTTGCTACAACCGTTGACACTGCCGTCGATACGGCAATGCCTTCTATATAAGGTTCGTATCCTTGCGAATACTTGCCCGTTCCATACGTTCCAGAGCCATAATTACTAACAGGTAAGTTGGTTCCCCACTTACCTTCGCCGTAATCAGCAGTTCCGTAATTCAGTGCCATTAAGCAAGCGTAACGGACAAGTTACCAGCAGAGAATCGAAATACGTCACCGCTTCCAACGGCTTTATTTTCCGTTAGGTCAGCCCATGACAGCATATTTCCAGATGTTGAAGCATCAAATAGTGCTGCCGCCACAACCGTACCCCATGACGCTGATGCGGTTGGAAACTCAACGGCTGCACTATTTGCCGCTGTTGTTGGCGATGTTCCGCTTACTGTAAATGATGCTGATGTGCGAGCGTAACTTCCTCCGCTTACTTCAGTGCCTCCACCAGCATCGGTTGGCGCAGTAGTAAACAATCCAACGTAAATTGTTGATGGCGGTGTGTACGATGTTGCAGTAAACACATGCTTCATCACCTTGTCTTCAAGGTAATCGCTAAATGATCCGGCCATTATCCTAAACTCCTTGCTCTGACACGCGGCGTGGTGCCGCTAAATTTTGACCGCTGCTCTTCAAGCATCAAGTCATCAAAAGCGTTTTGATACAAACCTGCCCATGTAGCAATTCGATTGTCTTCTTGCAAATAAGGCGCAGATTGAAGCAATGCACCATAAAGATAAAGCGAAGGCGATTTGAGAAGAAGCCAGTTCGATGTATTGCCATCCGATAACGCCGGAATGGTCTTGAAGTAAGACATTTCCGCTGTGTAAGTGTCGGTATCTGGTGTTGGAACAACCTCAAAGGTTTGTCCGACAATGCTGTAATACTTGGGTTGGCCTGATGGCGCGTAATATGCCGTTCGATAATCGTCGGCTTGTTCATTACTTAGAAATGACAATTTAACTGGCGTTGTGGTGTTCAACTGTAAGTTGATCATTTCCAAAAAATCACCAGGCAATTGTGTGTATTGGCTATCAAGCGTAGCTGTTGCGCGTTGCACCATATCGCGTGTGCGAATTGTGCGGTTAAACTTTGATTCCGCCAGTGTGATGAAGTCAGCAATGGCGGACGTAAGATCACTCCGATTGAGCCAATCGGCAACGGATGCCTTAAGTTCGGAGTACGTTGATAGCGCCATGTCAGGCAGCGTCCTTTTTGCGAAGTTCGGTCTTCAGACCGATAGATGCGCGATACGCGTCTTCTTGCGGACGGATTGCCCAGGTGTGCTGATGCTTGTATTCCCAGGTTCCAATGTG